TATCATTTGATATACAGTCAAGTGATGTTTGGTTCTCTTATTTGTATGATACAGGTAATAATGCAGGTATTATTGGAACTCCTGCGTTTTGGTTAGAGAACGAAGAGCAGACAGACAATACCGATCCTTCCAATCCTGTCACTACTAGCAATACTAACTGCTTCCCTTGTAGCAATTTTACCTGTACCCCCGCTTCCACAAGTTGTGCGTATACTGTAGAGAGTGATATTGACTATACTGGCGACCCCGATTGCCCCCATCCGACCTTATTTGGTATTGGTACTAACAGTAACAAAATAGTATTCGAGTACGATTCTCTCTCTACGACCCTTCCTAACGGTGTTCTAGACCTCTCTGCGTCTTATGATGGGGTAACATATAGTGATGCATGGAATGAAGGAGAGGGTATTGGTATCATTTACGACTCTACACAGAATACTTGGCAAGCAGGAGATGAGGCAGCAGGTACTTTTAACATCTATGAGTTGAACTCTGGGTCAAAACAGGGTCTAAAGTTGAATGTAAAGATCGAACCGATCATCGACGAGTCGGGATCCACAGTATCATTCACTGGAACGAGGTGGCAAATACAAGAAATCATCAATCCTGGCGTAAATTATGCTGTTGACGACGTATTTTCGCTTACCCACGACCATACACACCCCGACAACTCGACAACCACGTTCACACTGAACATCAAAATCACTGCGGTAGGTGCTATACAAGGTCAATCAGGCACAATTTCCGATGTTTTACGAAGCGGAGACACTATAAATGGTCATCAAATCACTCAAGTAGTCCACGGACCGTCTATTGATAGTGATTATGACACCTCAAAGGGTCTTTTCCCTTACCATTTTGCTTATTTGGACGGAAACGGAAGTAATTTTGCAAAAGATACGTCATATACAAGTAATAGAGCTCATCAAATCACTGTAAGAGCAGGTAAAGGTGTTGTAGATCGAGGTTTCTTTGGTGGATTGTACGAATTTAGTGAAAAATCAATCCAATATACTATAGGTACACTTGATCGTAATGCTCCTGACATCTATAATGTGCTTAAACAACCTTCATGTACCGCAACTGTAACTAATGGTAGAGTAGTCAGTGTAGCAGTTGATACAAATGGCGGAGGATCAGGGTGGGATAAGCTCGGAAGAATACCAGAACTGAGTATTACAAGTCCATATAGTGCGTCTGGTGTACCTGCAGAGGTAGAAGGAACGTTTGTTAACGGAGTTTTGACTGCAGTAACAGTCACAAATCAAGGAAGCGGATACTCTAGCACAAACTTGCCACAGGTTAGTATCACAAATATACACAAGATTGTCACTTCCGTGTCACCAATCAACGTATTTAACGAAAATAACGCAAGAGAAGCTACTGATCTCATAGATGCGTTCCCTGATATAGGTGATGCGTTCCCTACTTACACTGCAGATGATCAACAGCGCGATAGAGATGCGTTAATATCATCTAGAAGTTTCCCTCCTGCAGAGAGAGCACAAGTTGGTAGTGGTGATACATTGAGTATGAAGATGGATCCAAACAGTAGAAGAGTGGAACAGAAACCGCAAATAGGTTTTNAGTCTTCCGAGTTGNNGGTATCTGAACAAGAAAGACGTCCAAAGGCAGATTATTCAAAACTTAATGAAGTTGANTTTGGATCATCAAGTGAAGCACAAGAGTTNAAGAGAGCAATCATAGATCAGAATAAGCGTGAGGTAGAAGGACATAGCGCACAGTTTGCACGAATGACTCAANATGAACCGCAATATGAAACATATGACAATGTATACATCGAAACTGTACAAGGACCATTCTCAGAGCTNCCTTATGCTTCTACCTATACTAAATACTTTATGAGGCAGTATCGTCCTGATCCTAGGATCAATACGAATATTAGCGTAACTCTTAGTGTTAACGTAGCACAGGAAGGAACAAGTCATTTCAGTTGCCCACAACCTGCNGCATCAACTAGACTTGGATCAACTTTTAGTTTCCTTGGTGGACCTTCTGGTCCAGGATGTCAAAACTGGTCAGCANCAGGCAATATGATTATGGATAATGATTTAACTTCCGCAACTAGAACTTTGAGTAGAGCAACTGCAGCGTACGGAAACCCTTATGTAGTAACCTAATGGCTCAACTAGCATGTGCACTCTTTACAGGAACGTGTAGCGGACACGGTAAGGGTAATGGTGTGACATGGCAACCTGGACCTGGCGGAGGATTTGTTAGTCCGTGTCCTCATGCATCATTACAAGAGACGATTGTTAATAAGAGAGTGCCATTTGTTGATAACTTTGCAACATGGTTACCGCATCCACAAACTCCTAGAGATCCTCAGAGTGGCGGTAATGATCCGTTCAATAGAAATGTCATAGTCAATAACTTAGTACCTATTATAGATCAAGATGATTTAATCACTCATCCTACCAAAACTATCTTCACTACAATATCAATAGGGTTCAAATGCTTAACTGTTAGATCTACTCCTGCGTGGCATTGTACCACTGGTGTAGGTGGGAATGGTCGTGAACCTTCAGTTGGACATAATAGAAGATTATTTGCAACAACTAAGACGGTTTTTATCAATAATAGGAGAGCAGGACGATTTTCAGACCCATATGGCAATAATACAGTCCCATTTGACTGTCTAAGTGTAGTTTCTGGATCAAGTCCTAACGTTTTTATCGGAAGTTGAATAAATAAAAACAGGATCGGAGTAATTATGGTTGTAAAAGTAGACAAAAGTGAAGAATTTGTCAAATCAGGCAAAGTCTTGATAAGTGAGTATCCTGCCAAAAAGGAAAAAGACGTAAAACCACTTAGCAAATGGCGTTAAAGGATATTGACGGAAAAAGTTTTAAGCGTTCTCGAACTTTCAAGGACGTTAACATTGCTTTGCCAAGAAATCCGTTCACAAAAGATATCTACGGTGTGAATAATGACAATGCTATCAAGCAATCCATTAAAAATATCGTCTTGACCGTTCCTGGTGAAAAACCATTTCAACCAGAAGTAGGTTCAAGAGTAAATGAGCTCTTATTTGAACCACTAGACCCATTTGTTGTCGATGCCCTTAGGGACGAGATAATAAATACCATCAAACAACATGAACCTAGGGTAGACCTGCAAAAAGTTGATGTTCAACCGATTTACACTCAGAACAGAGTTAATATTTCTGTTCAGTACAAAATAGTTGGATTACCTATAGTTGAAGATATCACATTCGTCTTACAGAGACCTGAGTAATGCAACCAAATAACCTAACAGCACTAGACTTTGAAGATGTCAAAGCAAGTATCAAATCATATCTAAGAACTCGAAGCGAGTTTACGGATTATGACTTTGATGGATCAGCATTGTCTTACATGATAGACATGCTTGCCTATAATACATATTATTCTGCGTTCAATGCGAACATGTCATTGAATGAAGCATTTTTACCGTCTTCTACTGTTAGAGATAACGTTGTTAATATTGCAAAGTTAATGAACTACACTCCAAGGAGTGTAATTTCTGCTAGAGCATCATTAAAACTCGATGTACAGACAGTTCAGACTAATGGAGTGTATCCTAGCACTGTTACTTTGAGAAAAGGTGCAAGTTGCACTGGTGGTAACTATGTTTGGAACGTTTTAAGAGATACAACTGTAGAAGTTAGTCCTACAACAGGTATTGGAACCTTTGCAGACCTTTGTGTGTATGAAGGATCACTAGTAACCTTCCAATATGTTGTAAATACATTTGCGAGACAAGAATATACAATCCCTTCTGCTGAAGCAGACATCAATACACTTAATGTTAGTGTAAAAGCAACAGAAACAGCAACTGCATCAGATATTTACAATAGAGTAGATACTGTTACTACTTTAACTGCAGCAACAAGAGCATATTTCCTTTCAGAGGGTGAAGATATGCGTTTCCAAGTTAAATTTGGTGATGACAGTGTTGGAAGAGCATTAAAAGATGGAGAAGTCGTAGTTTTAGAATATTTGGTCACTTCTGGTAAGGCAGCAAACGAAGTTAAGACATTTAACTTCATTGGAAGCATCACTGACTCTCAAAGTGTGACATATGCTGCTCAAGCAACCACTTTANCAGTAAATCACCGTGCACAACTTGGTAGTGATGCAGAAAGCATCGAATCAATCAAATATAATGCACCAAGATACTATTCTTCACAATATAGAGCTGTAACAGCACAAGACTATGCTTTGATCACTCAAAGAATCTATAATAATGCAGATTCTGTTGTTGCATACGGTGGAGACAGTCTAAATCCTCCGATTTACGGAAAAGTGTTTATTGCGATCAAAACAAAGACAGGATCCCTTCTAAATGACGCTACAAAGAAGGAAATAGCAGCAGACCTTAGGAAATATGCCATGGCATCGATTGACCCTGTTGTAGTCGATCCTGATAACGTATACATCTATACAAAACCATTTGTTCTATACGATACTGGTGCAGGATCCTCATCATCTCAAATTAAGACGAATGTACAGAATGCAATCAACCAGTGGGCAAGTCAAACTCAAATAAACAACTTCAACTCAACATTTAGAGGACAAGCATACGAAAAAGCAATCACACTTGCTGATTCTGCTATTTCTGACGTTTCTGTTCAAACAACCATCCTAAAATACATCAATCCTAATAGTAATCAGACTAATACCTATTGTATTAGCACTGGAGGAGAGTTATACAACTCTGCACCTAGTCAAGACGGTAATGCAGCATCTGGTTGTACAAAAGAACCAGTTATCTTGTCTGGTACATTTAGAACTGCAGATAGACCAGGAATCGATCAACAGTTTGAAGATGATGGTTACGGAAACATAAAAACATTCTATAACACAGGTAATAAGAAAGTATATACTAATAACACCGCAGGTACAGTAAATTATATGACAGGTGAAGTTTGTTTCGGTCCTATTAACATTATTAGCACAGGATCTAATGTTCCTTCGGCAAGTGCGATAAATGTCGTTGATAGTGTAACTGGTGCAGGAAGTGTTACGGATGCAACACTCCTTCCAGGCAATTTACAGATTCCTGTTGTTATGATTCCTGCTAACAGTAGCACAATACCTGCTTCTACACCTGGAACGATAATCAACATTATTAGTCCCGAAGTAACAGTATCACCTATTGGTACTACACCACCTCCTACTATCCCTCTAAATAGTTTGACACCAACAACGTTTGACAGTACACCGTCCGTAGTGGAAGTTGCACCTATTGATAATAGTGGTGGTCTAAACACATCAGTCTGCTTCTCATAACTGTAAATGAACATTAATAAGGTTTCTCAGTCGATTGTTTCACAATCACCCGATTTCATTGGGTCTGAATACCCCCTGTTTAATAAATTTCTTGAATACTACTATCAATCACAAGAAAAGACTGGTTTAGGACAAAATATACTCAATAACTTCCTTCAGTATCTTGATATTGATAAATTAGATATTGGAATACTAGATGGTAAGACAAAACTCGTAGAAGGTATAACTGCAACATCAGATACGATTGTAGTAGAGACTATAGATCCTTTCTTGGAAAAGAATGGTTCTATTCTCATAGGCGATGAAGTAATATTTTACGAAGATATAAAAAGTGCACCAAATATTTCACTTGCACCAGGAATAGGATATGAGCAAGTAAAACTTAAGTGGACAACTCTAGCAAACTTTATAAACTCATTTGACGGAAACACTACACAGTTCCCGTTGACATCTCAGGATAGTCCCGTAGCTCCTCCTACTGCACAACACTTGATTGTGTCACTATACGGTCAGATTTTAATACCAAATACAGATTACACGGTATCTGGAAATAATATTGTATTTACTACCGCACCTAGGACAAAGTTACCTGCGGATGGTGCGGAATCAACATATATCTACTATCTTAGTGGTTTTGTTGAAAATCCAATCTACGCAATAGACAATATATCAGGTGCTTTTGGTGATGGTAAGAAACAGTTTACTCTAACTCGTAGTGGTGTATCTTATGAACCTCAGAACGAAGAGTATTTAAACGTAATCTATGATAATAGACTACTAGTACCTAAAGTAGACTACTTCATAGATAAGAATCAGTTTATATTTAAAGTAGCACCTCTAAATGGGCGTTTCTTATCAATACATTCTATAGAAGCACCAATACCTTCATTTGGTACTGGTGCAAAAGGATATGCTCGTATTAGTGATACTGGAACTCTAACAAGTATATCATCTAATGCTATTGGTTCTGGATATAGATTTGAATATCCTCCTCAAGTTAGTATCAACTCACCAACAGGATCAGGAGCTGCTGCAACTGCTCTTGTTAATGGTTTAAAGAGTATTTCACTATTGACTGGAGGAAAAGGTTATAGTACAACTAACCCTCCTGTAGTACAAGTACAATCACCAACTAAAACAGGATCCTCTCAAGCAACAATCACTGCAACAGTTACTAATGGTGAAGTTAGTGCACTTAATATTACTAACTCTGGTTCTGGATATACATTTACACCTAGAATCACTTTTGTACAACCAGGCGGTGCAAAACTAGGTACTCCTGTAATCACTAATGGTCAAGTTACTTCTATACCCGTTACTGACGGTGGATTTGGATATACGACCGCACCCACAGTTTATATTGACGAACCAACAGGAACTACACCAATCAAAGCAGCATTAAGAGCAAACTTAACTAGCGAAGGTAAGGTTGGTAGTATAACAGTATTAAATGCGGGACAAGGATATCATGATGGTGCTCATCAAGGACATGGTGGCGGTGCTGCACCTAGAGTCGCTATAATCGATCCTGTAGGTGCACAGATACTAGAAACAGTTGTTGATGGAGATGGGCGTGTTATAAGAATAGATTTACTTAATGGTGGTAGTGGATTTGATGATGTTCCTTCAGTATACATCGTAGATAATAGAACTAACGGTGGAACAGGTGCAACTGCTGTTGCTTCTATTTTCAATGGTCAAATCACAGATATTAATATAAGTTCCTTTGGTAGCGGTTATTCTGCTGCATCTCCACCAGAAATCGTTATACAATCACCTCCAAATGCTAAAGCATCTGCTGAGATTGGTTTAAATGAAGTTACTGGATTTACAGTAACTGAAGCAGGAAATGGATATGAAAAAGCACAGTTTACTGGATGTGCTAGAGCAGCATCTGGTATTACCTCATATACTGAGAGTGGAAACGCAGTATTTACAAATAATACTACAGCGACTGCTGCTGCAGTAGATGCAGAGGTAAAATGTCTTGATGCACTATTTGTTAAAAGATTATTAGACAAATATACTGAACAGTTCTTACCAGACGTTCCAGAACTAGATTATTCTAAGATTGATGTTCGTACAGCAATCAAAACTGTAAAAGACTTTTATTCAACTAAAGGTACATCATTTAGTATTGCATATCTCTTCAAACTATTATATGGAGAGAATGTCACAGTTACATATCCAAAAGATCAGATTATTAAACCATCTGATGCAACATGGTCTATAGACACTATTTTAAGAGCAACTAAGGTTTCTGGTGATGCTACAAATATAAGAGATGGTTTGATTACACAGGATGCAGATATTGCTGATCCTAATGTTCAAGCTGCTAGTGCGTTAGTTGAAAACTATATTTCAATCAAAACATCTGATGTTGAGATATTTGAACTTGTTTTATCAGAGGAAACTATAAATGGAACGTTTACCGTACCTTACAAGACAAAACTTGCTGAACCTCTCAATACAACCGATTCAATCATTACGGTTGACTCTACCGTTGGGTGGCCAGAAAGAAACGGGGAGTTTGTGATTGGTACGGGTTCTAGGACAGAAGTTGTACAATATAAGGAAAAATCACTTAACCAGTTTATTGAATGTACTCGTTCAGCAAATGGTGTTGTAGAAGATTGGGATTCTGCTACTCAGGTATCATCTAACTTTACAGTATTCGTAAACAAAGGCACACTACAAGAAGTAGTGATGAACATAGTAGGTATAGTTGATGCACAGCAAACAACACTAGTTGATACAGGTTCTTACTACCTACCAGGCGACAAACTAACAGTTTCTAAGTTAGGTGGTACTAGTCTTGATCCTCATCTTACAACATGGTTATATAACGTTAAAAAACTTATTCAAGTTACTGGTATCACTTATGGTGGTGTCAATAATCAGTTTGCAACTGTAACTTGTGCAAATAATCATGGTTTATTGGTTGGAGATCAGGTTACTGTATATGGTGCTAATCCAATCATCTATAATGGTACATTCTTAGTTACATCTAGAGATACAAGCACTGTATTCCAATATCAGTTACCCCAACCTGCAACTGTGGTACCACAGGGTAATATTCTTATATCTGTTGACTTAAACAAAGGTAAGTCTGATAGCACTGCTGTACTAAACTCTATTGGACCTTATACTACTAACGTACAAAACTCTTTCTTTAATAATACCTATGCATACCTAGCATCCACTGGTATACCTAACTATAAGATTGGTCCGTTTCCTGGTTCTGCTCTTTTACCAGGTAACCAAC